CACTGTTTAGCGTAGAAGATGTCTACCCACAAGAATTAATAGCAGACTGTCAACAACAAGATATTAATAATTTTCGTTGGGAACCGCTAGGTGATGGTATTTATACTCAAGTTGATACTCCTCGCCGAATGCTTATATCTGAATCTCCTGATGTATTTTCAAAATTAAACGACTATGTACGTACACTTATTCCAGAAATACAAGCCTTAACAGATAAATCGATTACAACTGCTGATACTCGAGTATGGGCAGATTACCCAGGATATAATATTTCTAGGCACCTTGATAACGATGGGGTGTATATTACTCTACAGGTATATTTAAATGAGGGAGATACTGATTTAGGTACATATTTTAGCAATAGTATAGACGGTGCTTACCAACATTCTATACCATATCGTTCAAACTTTGGCTATATTATGGTTAACACTGACTACAATTTTCACGGGATGATAAAACCTGTACCTGATAATTTTATTCGACTTAGTTCATATACTTGGTTTTACGCTTAAAGATAAATAATACTATGAGAGAAATTAATAAAATATCCGACGCACTATTTGAAAAGATCCGTGATCGTTTTGAAGATGTTAGTTTAGGCGATGAAAATGCCAAAGCTACACAAAATCCAGAAGACGCACGTTTTTTCAACTTTGACTATACAGTCGACGGTGTTAGTCACGGCAACATAACAATTAGTGTTATCGACGAAACTTCGCTTAAGGTGTACTTTAGTAAAAATATCAGTAGCGAACTAGATGAAGAACAACAAGCTAAATGGTATGGTTTTTTAAGAGAGTTACGTGAGTTTGCTAAACGTAATCTATTGAGCTTTGAGCCACGTGATATTACACGTAGTACACTAAAACATCGTGACCTGCAACAGGTAAGCAAATCAGACAGCACATACAATAAAGATGAAGTTATTGGTGAAAGCAGAATGCACGGCACAAGTCGTAGCAGTTACGAGCAAGATGGTAACGTAAAGATTATTGTACGTCATAGCGACAGAGTAGACCCAGAGCAACGTGGTGCACGTAGTCGTAAAATTAAAGCTCTATTTGTTGAAACAACAGACGGTGAACGTTTCAAATTACCATATAATAATTTAAAATACGCACGTGCTATGGCACGACACGTATCAGAAGGCGGTAATGTAAATGATGATTTCGGACAGCACATTACTAAAGTAGCAGAAGAATGCAGTAAACTACGCCCATTTAAATCACAAATGGTACGTAGAACATTTGAAGATCAAGAAACACAGGCTATGGTAGAAGCGGCATTTGAATATCATGGCCTATTGAATGACACTCTAAAAAGAATGAGCGGACGTAAGGGTTACGCTGCTTGCAAAGAAAATTTCCAGATGGATGAACAAACTCTAATGGATGAATTTGACGTTGATAGTATGCGTGAGCGATTCGTTAGAAAAACTTACAATGACGCAACTGATACAGCATTACCAATTGTACAAAAGGCATATAATATGAAAAAATCTAATAAATTCGCACAACAATTTGAATCATGGGCTACTAATGTAGCTGAAGGTACATGGGCTACACCAGAAGGTGAAGAACAAGTTTCTGAACTGATTGATTTACTAATGGAACCACTTATTGTTGGTGTAGATGCTACTAACGCTACTAGTGCATTATATAACTTAATCGGCGACGATGTATTGTTTGATCGTCTAGGTGATTTAGCAGAAGAAAACCCAGAAGCTGATGCACGTGATGTAGTTATGGACTGGGTACAAGAAAATATGCCAGAAATCTACGGTAAAGTTATGAACGAAATCGGCGACGTAGAACCAGCTGATCAAACTATGGACGAAAGTGATGATGAAATGGAATTTGATCGTGACCTTGACGAGCCTGATCAAGAATACGGTAGCGACATGGAGTTTGATCAAGATCGTGATAATCCAGATCAGTTTAATCGTGGTATGAGTGAGGGCGAGTATGATGAAGATCAAGTTGAGTCCATTCAAACAGCAATTATCCGTAGAATTACACAAAACATTGGGCAACATCAAGAACTATTAATGAAAGCAGGTCCAGATGGTGTTATGAATGCTGCCCGTGATGTAGCAAGTTTCCACGCACCAGTAGAAGAATTGGGCTCGAGCGATGTTAGTATTATGGTCCGTGAAGTATACCGTGAAGTAGGTGTAGAATATCCAGAAATGAACGAAGTAAAAGATACAATAAAGTATGATCCTAAAACAGGTAAACTAACTGGTTGGGAACACGAAAGTGATTGGCAGCCCGCACAAGGTAAAGATCCGCGCGGCAAAGTAACACACTCAAGTGACGTTGCTCGCCGTAAGTCTGAAGAGTTGGCTAACGCTGAACTTGACGAAGGCAAAATGAAAGAAGTTGACATGGACCTTACGGAACTGTCAGACGAAGAATTTCAGGCAAAATATGGCAAATCTAAAGAAGAAATGAAAGCGGCATTAGCAGAAGGATATGAAGATCACGTAAACAAAGATGAAAAACTAAAACGTATGGGCGCAAAACCATTAAGCTTCAAAGACAAACTAACTACTATTCCTCATGGTATCAAGGCAATAGCTAAAGATGAACCGGAAGACGATGTATCATTATATAACAAACAGTTCAGTGAAGATATTGCGCAAATGCGCAAGATAGCAGGGATATAATAAATTAGTTTTACCAAAAAGGCACTTTTGAGTGCCTTTTTACTTGACCATACTATCAATATAACGTATTATTATTGTATAGGTGATAAATACTATTGTAGGTAGCGGGAAGTTACTTATATTAAAGACCAACTTAAAACAACAGGAGAAATACATTATGGCAACATCATTAGCAGAAATTAGAGCAAAGTTACAAGCGCAAGACACACGTAGTTCAGGTAAATCATCAACAGGCGGCGGCGACAACGCAATCTACGCACACTGGAATATTGACGAAGGTGCAACAGCACGTATCCGTTTCTTACCAGATGCAGATCCAAAAAACACATTCTTCTGGGTTGAACGTAATATGATCAACTTAGAGTTCGCTGGCATCAAAGGCCAAACAGACAGTAAAAAAACAACAGTACAAGTACCATGTGTTGAGATGTGGGGAGAATCATGCCCAATCCTAGCAGAAGTGCGTACATGGTTTAAAGATCCAAGTTTAGAAGAAATGGGTCGTAAGTACTGGAAAAAGAAATCATACTTATTCCAAGGATTTGTACGCGAGAATCCTTTGAAAGATGACAAGACACCAGAAAATCCAATTCGTCGTTTCATCATCAGTCCACAAATCTTTAACTTGGTTAAATCAGCATTGATGGATCCAGAGTTAGAAAACTTGCCAACTGACTATGCAGGTGGGTTAGACTTTACAGCAACTAAAACAAGTAAAGGTGGTTATGCTGACTACAGTACTAGTAAATGGTCACGTAAAGAATCTGCTTTAACGCAAGACGAAGCTGAAGCAATTGAGAAGTTTGGTTTATATAACCTTGCTGACTTCTTGCCTAAACGTCCTAACGAAGCAGAGCTTAAAATCATGAAAGAAATGTTTGAAGCATCAGTTGACGGACAACCGTATGATGAAGAACGTTGGGGCGCATACTTTAAACCACGTGGTTCATACACAGCAAATACACCGGCAACTACTACATCAAATGATGTAGCAGCTCAACCAGCAGACCGTGCAGTTGTTTCTGAGCATGTTGAAAGTGCTCCTGCGGCAGTTGATGTACCATTTGACACAGATGAAGTAGCAGTTAGTGCTCCTACAGCACCAATTGCAACTCCGGCAGCTGGCGGTCAACGTGCTGAAGACATCCTTGCAATGATTCGCAATCGTCAAAAGACATCTTAAGTAGATAATGCGTATGGGGGCGCAATGCCCCCTATTTCAATTAAAAGGACATTCTCATGGCAAAACCATTCGACATTAGTAAATTTAGAAAGTCAATTACCAAAAGTATTGAAGGCTTAGGTATTGGCTTTAACGATCCAACTGATTGGATTAGTACAGGTAATTACACATTAAACTACCTATTAAGCGGAGACTTTAACAAAGGCATCCCAATGGGTAAGGTAACTGTGTTTGCTGGTGAATCAGGCGCAGGTAAATCATTTATCTGCTCAGGTAATATTGTTAGACATGCACAAGAGCAAGGCATCTATGTTATCTTAATTGATACAGAAAACGCACTTGATGAAGCATGGCTACACGCATTAGGTGTAGATACAGACGAAAGCAAGTTACTTAAACTTAATATGGCTATGATTGATGATGTAGCTAAAGTTATCAGCGACTTTGTTAAAGAATACCGTACACTTCCGGAAGACGACCGTCCAAAAGTATTGTTTGTATTAGACAGCTTGGGTATGATGCTAACACCAACAGACGTTAATCAGTTTGAAGCAGGTGAAATGAAAGGTGATATGGGTCGTAAACCTAAAGCACTAACAGCACTTGTACGTAACTGCGTAAACATGTTTGGTACATTAAACTTAGGCTTAGTGGCAACTAACCATACATACGCAAGCCAAGATATGTTTGACCCAGATGATAAAATATCAGGTGGTCAGGGCTTTATCTACGCTTCGAGTATTGTTGTAGCTATGCGCAAACTTAAACTTAAAACAGACGCTGATGGTAATAAGACAACAACAGTTAACGGTATACGTGCCGCTTGTAAGATTATGAAAACACGTTACGCTAAACCGTTTGAGTCAGTACAAGTAGAGATTCCATATGAAACCGGTATGAGTCCTTACTCAGGTATGGTAGATATGTTAGAAGCTAAAAACCTGCTTAAGAAAGAAGGTAATAGTTTAGTGTACACATTGTCCGACAGTACTGTCATTAAGAAATTTCGTAAAGCATGGGAACGCAACGAAGATGAATGTTTAGATAAAGTTATGAAAGAAATTTCATCTAATCTTCATTTGCTAAGTACAGAAGTTACTAAAGTTACAGATGACGTATCTGAAAACGAAGTACTTGAACAAGGAATTGAATAATGAGTATTGATGTGGAAATTTTAAGTGAAATGTGGCTTACTACTAAAGAATACATTTCGCAAAAAGATCGCCAAGCAGTAGCAGATCATGTAGTTAATGTTGTGGCAGACCATAGCATTACAGAAGCAGACCTGAAAAAGTTTGGTGGTACGGATGCCTACTTACGTCGCGCAGTAGAAGAATACTTGGGCGAGGAAGCTGAACCTGAAGATGACTACGATGACGAGTAAGTATGTGGTATAACAAAGTAGTACAAAATATTGGCACTTTACCTGACTTCATCGATTACTACACTACTGAACTAGATGTAGCTAAACGTGAAGTCAAGGTAAATGGTAATATTGAAAAAGGCCTGGCTACTTTACCTGGAGTTACAGAGCAACGTTTCAATCAATTACAAGAGATTGAAGCGGTGCTTAACTTTCTCAACATCAAACTTCGCAAAATTCGACAAGACCACTATAAAAAATATCTCGAAGCCTATGCACGTGCGCTGACTAGTCGCGATGCTGAAAAGTATGTCGACGGCGAAAGCGAAGTTATTGATATGGAAACTATCATTAACGAAGTTGCTCTACTGCGTAATAAATGGCTTGGTATTATGAAAGGGCTTGAAGCAAAATCATACATGATTGGGCATATTGTTAGACTGCGCACAGCAGGAATGGAAGATGCAACAGTTAACTAATCCGGTTGATGAGTTATTAGCACAGTGGGAAGAAGTTAAGTACCTTTCTTCACATATTGGTCCAACTGATAATATTGACATATTAGATTATATGCAACGCAAAAGTCAACTCATGCATTATTCACAAGAACTCCGCTACGCAAGATTAAGTAATGATGCTATAGGCGAAGCAGAATATACAGCAAAATTCATCGAAGCATACACTACTTTTAGCAAAGACTTTATTTTTAGGATATTAAAAAATGGCTAGACACGCACTTAAGGTACTAAATCAACTTAGGGAGTACGATAGCTTTCTTGATAGTCTGCATACAATTGTAGACATGGGCTGTGGATCCGGCGAAGACATTGCATGGTGGGCAACACTAGAATCACGCGATGATCCTCCTGTACCGTACAACTATAACTGTATAGCAGTCGATCGCGATGCAACAAAACTTGCGCAAATACCTAAACTTAAGAACATTCACACATACGAAAAAGATTTTAATAAACCGTGTTTACCTGTACAAGCTGATCTATTGTGGTCGCATGACAGCTTGCAATACAGTACTAATCCTATCGAAACGTTGCGAGTGTGGAACGAACAAATGAACGTCAATGCCATGTTGGTATTGAGTATTCCGCAACATAGTGGAGTTGCCGATAACAAATATTATAGTCGCACACACAGCGGGTGCTTTTATAATTTTACGCCAACTAGTTTAATCTACATGCTGGCAGTGAATGGATTCGATTGTAATGATGCGTATCTACTTAAGGCATTTAATGATCCGTGGATACACATAGCGGTATACAAATCAGATATTGCTCCGATGGATGCAAGTACAACATCATGGTTTGATCTTATCGATGCAGGACTATTAAATCTGACTGTGGTTAATTCTATTAATCAATATGGATATCTACGTCAAGAAGATATATTATATCCATGGTTAGATAAAGAAAACTACTTCGTTGACTACGTAAGTCAGTGGACTGAAATTCCAGAAGAAGCTACTCGAACTTTTGATGGTGTCATTAATATATCTACACCATCGGACAAATAGACAATCAAACAGGCAAACATAATTAAAGAAACCAAGATAGCCAAGCCAGTTGGCATTATGCGGCCACCAAAGAAAAAATATGATTAATCGAGTTGTACTTGTAACTGGGGGATTCGACCCCTTA